TTTGTGATTTGCGTTTAGTAAAAGGTCTAAAAAAACGACTCTATGGTTAATACTTGAGTACCAACCCCAGTTTTGAAAATCTCTATACAACTTAATCCAACCAGACATAAGCACCCCTATTTTTGATAAGGTCTGAATTTATATAATGGACATAATTTTGCAGAGCAATTTCTAACTTCCTCCTTGTCAAAGCATGAGCAATCTAAACACTTCGCTTTTATTGCCTGATTTCTCGTAGTTTTACCAGTGTACGAAAGGTAGAATAGTTTTTGAATGGTAGATGGTAGGGTAATAATTAAATTGTATTTTTTAGGCTCTACAGACGATAAACTCAATAAATCCAAATTAAACTTATCTTTACCATCTTTTATCATTTTTTGGCGTTCATCTTTGCTGATTTTTGAAAACATTATCAAACCCCTTTAAAAGAAGAGGCCAGCCGACCTAGCATTGAAAAGCCAGCCTCTCTATTTTTACCCATTTCTGGGAATTGTGAATTTTATGTAATTGGTCTGCTAGGCCAATTTGTGTGTGTGCATGTAATTTAGCACAAAAAAATAATTTGTAAATATACTTTATAAAAAATACAGGCAAGCATTTTTCAGATAGTTTTTATTTACTATCAAGATAATCACAAATCGCATCAATCGCCTCAGTTGCACCTCTGCATACCATAGCTTTGTATCCGCAACCATTGAGCATATCTAGCCACATCCTCTGTTCTGGACTCACAACACCACCTTTCTCGCGCTTTAACTCAATATATAGCCCATGAAACTCACCTGCTGGAACTGGTAAAACAAGATCGGGGACACCCTTTTTAAGCCCACTCTTTTTGGCTTTTACAGCTTGTCCGATTGTCAGCTTCACACCGTTTAGCGTACTATATAATAAAAACAATTCTGGATATTTTCGCTTGCTTGCCTCAGCGAACTGGAATATTATCACTTGTTCTTCGTATTCTGTTAGCATAATTTTCTCCATTTTTTACGTTATTTCAATATTTTATATGTTCACTTTTTTATATATTTTTATTCAAAATTGATATATAATATAATTACAGCTATCATAAATATTTTACACTTTTAAAGGAGGATTGAAAATGGACATGACATTATTTTTAAGTACCGAGAAATTTTCTAAACTACCGGAAGTTAAATTATATATTTTGGAAATTGAAGTAAACGGGATGATAAGTGTTTATAAATCAAAAAGAAAAAATGTTTTAAAAGAGCAAGTTGAACGTGTTTATTGTTATTTTAATAAACCTGATGATTTTGATTTCAAAATAACCGAAATAAACAATGTAAAGGATACGTTTGTTTATTCTGACGAAAACCAATTAATAGATGGAATTAATAGCTTCAATGGTATTTATATTGAATAACAAACAAACATCGAGGTGAGCATGAAATCAAGTTACTCTAACACTCAGTTACTTATATCTTCAACTAATGAAATCATTGACGCAACCATTTTGCAATTTTTTATCGCTAAAGGATTCAAAAGGGCACTTGAGCAAGACTTAGATGCCATTGCAAAACTAGGAGCCGTGGAGTTGTCTGAGGCTGGAATTGACTATAAGTATGCCGAAAGAAAGCTCGAATATCTATGGAAAGAACTCCATGTTTACACAGACGATGGATATGCGTCTGATAATATCGAGTTCTAATATGAGCGGCTCACTTGAAGCAATCTCGGAAGATTGGGACACAATAACCGAGAAAGAACAATCTGAATATATTATTAAAAGTTGCAAATATGAAGGAATAACGCTACTTGATTGGTTTTTGAAGTTAGATAAGGAATTTGAAGATAGTTATGCGCTTGATAAGGATCAGTACGATATATTTGGAATTAAAGAATGGAAAAATAGTGAACAGTGTAAAAAATTTATGGAAGTGAAAGAATATATAAAAAAGAACACAAAAATAGTAAAAAAGAAAACTGATAACCTAGACGAATAAAGGAGAATGAATGAGTGACCTAATTAAAATTCAATCAGAAATTGTTGCAAAAAAAGACAAGTTCAACAAATTTGGCAATTACAGCTATAGATCAGCAGAATCGATCATGGAAGCAATTAAACCAGTTTTGTTAAAACACAAAGCAGAGTTAATATTGAGTGATGAAATTGTTGTGGTGGGAAGTAGAACCTACGTTAAATCAACAGCGACTCTTATTGTTGGCGATAAAACATACTCATCAACTGCATTTGCCAGAGAAGAAGAAAGCAAAAAAGGAATGGACTCAATGCAACTAACAGGTGCAACAGCTAGTTATTCACGCAAATATGCATTATCTGCATTATTTCTGATCGACGATGGTCAGGATAGCGATTATCTCAATACTCATGGCAAAGAAGAAAAGACAGAGAAAAAAGCAACGCAAGGTCAAATTAATGATCTGACTGTATATTTGCTGGCACTTGGAAAGATAAAAGAAGATGAAAAGCACCAAGTATCAAAACTTACATATACACAAGCCGAAGAAAAAATAAAACAATATAAACCACAATACGAGGAATTATGTACACAAAAGAAATAAATAACATCGTTTCAAAGATGTTAAAGCACGGCAAGAAAGGCGACGGCAAGTTAATAATTAACGAAATAAGAAAAATTTTAATAGGTAGTAATATAAGCATGAGAAAAGTTTCCATGTTACTAGGTGAAAGTTACAATACAACTATAGCAAAGGGTAAAAAATGATTGATAAAATTGAAATAGGTAAAACGTATGTTATTAATGGTTCTTTTGAGGTACTTGTTCAGTGCATCGGTGAAAGAAAAGTATTTTTTAAGCACCTAGATACTGGTAATGAAACTGTCATTCACATTGAAAACTTTAAAGATTCAGCAACTATTAAGAAACCAACAAAGCGGTTTTGGTGGAGAGTAGATGAAGATGGGATTAGAACTGTGCATCCATATTCTGACGATTGTTACTTGTTGAATGATATTGAAGAGTCTTATGAGTGCGACGATATGTTTTCAAAAATGAAGAAAATAGAAACCGCTTATATAGATGCGGAGGTGTAACATGAGCGGATACTGTTTAGATTGTGGCAATAACCCATGTATATGTGAAGATATCGAAGATAGCAAACTAGCCTATAAACTCATGCAACAATCACGTTTTAAAGAGATTGATATTTACTATGTTGATGAACTTCAAGATCAAATAAAGCGTCTTACCAATCAACTAGAAAAAGCTGAGGTAATTTCCAATAAAAAAGATGAAGTGATAAATAAACTAATACAGTTATTATTGCTTACTGATTATTCTGTCAGCAATTTTGCTATTGGAGATGTGCAATTTATTCAATGGCATAGCTTTACAATGGATTTTCCAGAGTACCTAGAAAGAACACCTAGTGGATTTTTATCTAGTCATGCAAATTTTTAACAGGAGAATGAAAAAAGAGGACTAAAATGAAAGAAGAACTAATTAACAAATTCTCAGAGAAGATATTGCAGTATGCAAGTAATATTGAGCAATTCACATCTAATGAAGTTCCTAAGTACATCAATGAATTGTTAGAGTATAGGTCTATGGTTCACATAACAGATGCTATTGTCCCAGTATTCTTATTGCTATCATGTGCATTAGTGCTAGTAATGATAGTATTTTGGGCAATAAAAAATCGTAAAGAAGATATGGCAGATGACTTAACATCTTTTTTAGAAATAGTGTCAGTAGGGATAACCCTATTAATAGCCGCTGGGGCACTTGATTCTTTAAAAGACGATTTAATGAAAGTGTACCAGATTAAAAATGCTCCGAGAGTTTACATAATTGATTATCTGAAATGGGAGAAATAAAATGGATGATAAAAAATGTAAAAATTGTAATAATTCAGATAATAGCGATTCAGACGGTGATAACGTATGGTGTAATCTATTCGAAAAATATTCAGAACTTCCAATCAATAATTGTTTCCACCATAGTAGAGACTCTTTGCTAACACAGCTAGAAAAAGCTGAGGTAATTTCCAATAAAAAAGATGAAGTAATAAGCAAGCTAATACAGTTGTTATTACTTACAGACTATTCAGTTAGTAATTATGTCATTGGAGATGTGCAATTTATCCAATGGCAAAGTTTTCTAATGGATTTTCCAGAATACATAGAGGATACGCCTAGTGAATTTTTATCTAGTCCAAGTGATTTTTAGAGGAGAAATAAAATGAAAGAGCGCATGACTATTGAAGAACTTGAACAATTACTAAAAGAAAATCCTGATGGGGTTGAGATGATTTGTGACGATGGGTGGGCATTTGGTGCGTACAGTAATATAGTAGCAATGTTCTTGTGTAATAACAATATGGGTATTAAAGATCTAAAAAGAAATGCAGATATCCTTAACATTTCAGCTCTATGTCACTATCCATCACAAAAGAAGAAAGATGAGATTGTTGAGCTGAAACGAGGGAGCGACGGATTCTATAGGACACTAGATGGTATAGGAATATTAAAGTCTAATTGCATGATTGAGTTTGTCGGATCATCAGGTGTTCCATTTCATCCAAATGAACCAATAGTTAAATTTAACTTAACTACAAAAAAGTGGGTACTGTAAGTAAAAGTTAGGGAATTATTATCCTGTTTGTTGTAGTATCTTCCAAAAGAGGTACTACATGAACAGAATATGTAAACGATGCAAGCGTGAAATAACGCCAGAACTAGCAATCTTTTCTTCGTCATGCGTTGGCAATATTAGACCTATATGCATAGACTGTGAACCACTCCAGAAAGAAGAACACAGTAAATCCAGAGTAAAAAAAGAACGGTATATTTCTGAGGACGATTATAAATTTTCCGACTGGCTCGGGTCAGCATCAATCTATTATTGAGGTTTATATGAAAAAAGAAAGTGCGCTTATCTTGCTAAACACTAGACGTGAAGAGCTTTTAATGCTACTTGACACAACATTACCAAAGTATCATTTTATTCTAAAACTAAACCTAGAGGCAACTGACAAGATGATTATGTATATCAAGAGGTGGAAATGAAAGCATTTTTTGTTAAACTATGGCGAAAAATAACTGGTAAAAAAGAGCAAGTTGTTCATGAAGTAAAACCAGTAGAACCAACACAAGAACGTGATAACTCAATGTTCGCTGATATTTCACACTATGAGATATGTGACTATTCCAAATACCCACATGATCTGATTATATTCAAGGCAACAGAGGGAACTAGTATAATTGATAGTACGTTATACGATAACATGGAAAAATCAAAGCATCTAAAGACTGGTGTTTATCACTTTTATAGATGCAATAGAAGCCCATTTCAGCAAGCAGAGCATTTTATTGGTGCGGTCGGTACTCAATACATGAAAGATATGTATATTGACCCGATAGTGGACTTTGAGATGGCAAACGGTCAAGATGAAACAGACCTTAAAAGAAACTTGCAAAATCTTAAATCATTCGCTGTTGAGATATATAAACATACTGGTAGAAAGTGTGTAATTTATACATCAGATTATTTGATGAAATATTTAGCATTTGACAAAACTTTTCTTGATCTATTTAATGAGCCTTGGATTGCCAGATATGGGAAAGAGCCAGTTAATATTGCTCCGTGGAGCAAATACTGGGCTTGGCAATTTAGTGAAGATCATAATGTTGTTGGCATAGGAAACTGCGATGCCAATTATTTTTATAAGGAGTAATATATGGTAAACAAAGCGATTATTTTAGGTAGATTAGCAAGAGACGTAAAAGTCACTTATTCCAATGGCGGTAATGCTATTGGCAATTTTAGCGTGGCAACATCTGAAAAGTGGACTGATAAAAGCGGTGTCAAGCAAGAAAAGACAGAGTTTCATAATGTAGTAGTATTTGGAAAACTTGCAGAGCTATGCGGTAATTATTTGGCGAAAGGTAGACAAGTGTATATCGAGGGCAAACTGGCAACTGATAAATACAATAAAGATGGTGTTGACCATTATTCTACTAAGATTGTTGCAAGTACTGTTCAATTTATTGGTTCGCCTAGTGGAGACAGCAAACAAGCTAATGAACAACCAGAACAAGATTTTACTACTGACGACTTACCATTCTAGTTTTACATAGTGCTGGTTAAGAGTACTTGACTGGCACTAACTTCAAATCTCCAAACTCTGATCTGATTATTACTAGCGTTCCATTCTTTACAAGCTCAAATATTTCTTTCCTTCGATCTTTGAAACCGTTTACCGTAGTTATTACTACCTCTTGACTATTATTGGTTATTTCTGCCATGCTTAATCCTGTGTAAATGTTTTACCGTCTATGGTTAAAGTGTTATCTCTTATTACGGAAATTTCAACATTAAAATCCTTTCCATTAATTACAGTGATCATTCCGCAGCTTAACTGCCATGAGTCGTGCCCTTTGGCATATTCAAATACTTTCTTAGTTCTATCTCCAAGCCAACCCATCATGTACGCAGAGTAAATTGACCCATTTGCGCCAGTCCTATGAGCTACCTGCGCACGATGCGAGCAACCGTAAATGAAACTAGCGTCTAACTTTCTCTCTAATGAAGTCATAGCGTGATTTTTACCATAAGATGGTGGAGAATGAACAGCGTATAAATTGCAATTTTCTACTTGGTAAACATCTTGATAATCGTGCCATTCAATATCCAAATCTTCTAAGTTAAAATACTTCTTAGGTGTAATCATATTATGAAATGGCTTCGCATTTGCCAGTATATAGCGTTCTATTCTGTTGCTATGATTGCCTTCAAGATAAACTATGTGTTGACGTTTGAACCTGTTTCTAAGCGAAATTAACCACTCTTTTACATAGTCCATTTCATCTTGCAGAGACTCAATCACATCTGGATTTTTAGCTCCATGCATGGACACGTTATAAGCGTCTAGCAAATCTCCTAGTATTATTATCCTATCAACATCTATTGACTCAAATGCTTGTAGGCATAACTCGACGGCATTTTTATCTTCATACGGACAATGTATGTCGCTTATTACACCAGTTTTTGTTATCATTTTTTCTTCATGTGATTGGCCCAGCGGATAACGTCACCAATCCAGTTTCTGAAAATAACGTATTGATCTGGTCTAAATCCTATCATCTTTTCACAGTAATATAGGTCATGAATTACAGCATCGGAAGTGTTTCCAGTATGGTCAGCAGTGGCCTCGTATTGTGTACATATACAAGCGTTATTATCTATATTAATTACACATCGCTCAACGTGTAGTGATGGCATTGCACAGCTAGTCAAGATTATTAACAGCAGTAACCACATCGTTAATCGTTGAAGCATTTTGAAGATCGCTAACTTGTTTTTTAATCCTTGCATACTCAACCTTGCTTACAAAATAATCATTTACTATTTCAAGAGCAGGAACTATAAAAGAGTCGAATACTTTGTTAAATAGAAATAAAGCCAGCCGATACTTCCATGTACCGACTGACAAGGCAAATCTGGAAAGGAGTAAACCGATTGCCTTTTTTCTAATAGCTTCGACGATAAGAGAGTCTATTGCTTATCTTCTTCTTTGATGCCAAAAACAAATTTAATAATGCTAATCGCTAAATCGATAGTTGAGTTTGCCTTGATTGCTTTTGTGTTGGCCAATAAATACTCAACAATAAAAACTAGTAAAAATGCATACGGTTGATATTCAGTTACAAATTTATCCATAATCCCCTCCTATAGAGATTTTACTATCATTAGTTTTGGTTCATAAGCCAGATATCCAGCGTATGAGTTTGTGCTTGCACTTATTGATATTGTAATTGTCTCACCTGCTAAAACACTAACTGGCGACGTTATGCCTGTTGATGGTGTAACGCCATAGTTGCCATATATAGAAACCTTTTTATTTTCAAAAAATAGATAAATAGACCCATCGGTAAATGTCTTTGAGCTTGAAAAACTACATACTGTTGATGAGTTATGTGTTACTGTTACAGTGTAAGTAGTAGTGAGAGTAGCCCCACCTGCAGTAAACGAATCCCTAGAATAAAGGCTAAAGTCTAAACCGACAATATTCATATCGTAAGGTGCTATGAAATTACATGACAAACTGGAGGGGCTAGAAGTTCCTAGTCCAGTTGATACTATGTTTATATAATTAACCGGTATTGAACTCCAAGCATCTAAGACATAGTTTATCCCTGCGCCAATTTTAGTTAACAAATCTTCACTTAACGGACTATTATGGTCACACGCTTCAACCTGTATCTTGTTACTACTTCCAACTATATCAGTCATAAAACCTCTTTTTTATATTGTAAGTTCTAAATAATCATCATGTCAAATCAGGATGTATGCATCACCACTATCTGCAAATGACACCGCCTCAATGTAGTCCTGTGGCTGTGGTATAAAACCTAAATCATCACAATACACCCATTGACCGTCTATTCCTGTTACATTAACAATCTGGCTTTCTCTTGTGAAGTCTGCACTTCTTATAATTAATTTACTACCAACGCTTATTTTACCAAGGTCATAACCCCACACTATGAAATTAGTAGTACTAGTTGCAGAGAATACTCGCAAGCTGTACGAAATGTTACCATGCATTAGTTTCTGCTTATTTGATTGATTGTCATATTGCGGTAGTTCTATTACATACCCAACACTAGGAGTTGTTCCAATATCTGAAATAAATACAATCCCAGCGTATTTGTCTACACCAGTGATAGTCGCAGTATATGAAACAGTGAAGTTTTCATCTCTTACTATAATTGGCTCGCCTATATAATTAGTCCACTTTGACGCATCTTTTAGTCCAGTAGCTCTATTTGTTACTACCAGTACAGACGATGTTGACCCACTTGCTACTATAGATGATGGGGAAACTGTCGCATATCTACCATCAATTTTAAAAGCTGTGTCAGTCAATGATAGAGTGGTAACACCTGACTTTATATCTTTTTTGATGTTTGTTATTTCCATGATTCTGTTGAAAGTATCACGTCTGTTAGTTTTTGAGTCAAACACGTTTAGCTTTCTACCGTCAAAGATAACAGTATCACCAGCCTCTAGGAAGAAACCTGTCTTGTAATTAACATTTACGTCAATATACTCAGCACCGTATCTATAGCGATCTAACAAGCGTCTTGATGATGAAACAATGAAATTATCTGTATCAACATTATCAAGCATCCCGTTGCTTTCTACGACTAATGGCAATACACCTACATCGTATCTATTAAACGAGTCAGCAGATATGGTTTGATTAATAGCAAGGAACTTTTCGTCAATCACACTGTACCCATATCTATAAATCGTATTATTATAGAACTTCTCTTTTATTGATCTTTTTACGACTATATCAAATGGATTAAGAATATTGCTTTCATCAATAATAACAGCCCCACCACTGGCCAACGGAGGCGAAGTATAGCCAGCAGAGGACTGACCTTTTCGAGGCAATGGATATGCCCCTATCGGTTTGTATAACTCTTTATTTATAAACTCATCAGCCTTGATTGACTCTACTAACATAAAGCTCATATCTGGAGCATTTAGTAAGTAGTCGTCATATATTTTCTCATGCTGTTCAACGTCAACCTCTTTCATTGCCATCGAACAACCAAATGGATAAACGTCATATTTTGACTTGAAAGAGATAGTTCCTTGCGCCGTCTCTTCTGTTATATTTGCATCAATAAGCACATACGACATATTATTATCCAACTGTCCATAGTCGACTATCGTTGATTCAATGTCATTTGAGATAGATCCTTCTATTTTAACTTTGTCACCAATAACAAAGCCTATGTGATTTTTAATGTCGTACACATTCACAATAATTGCGTTAGGTTCTGATATATTCTCATAGCTACCAAATCCAACGATATTAGTCTCGTTAGTGTATCCATTTGCACTTGATAACATCACTTTTAAAGCTATATCAATCGGGTTTCCGTATATATTATAAATACTAGACACATCAGCATTAGCATTATGAGCGATAGCAGTTGTTCCAAGTTGTCCACGTGTAACAAGTATCTGTGTATCAGTGAATGAAGACACTAGCATTATCTCATCATCGACTCTTATGTATGTATTCATTGAGTCAGTGGCTTGAATGAGTGATGTTGTATCAATCACATTGACTGTTGTTTGAGAGTCTGTCATTGACGCAGTTAAATTATCTTTGTATTCAACTAATAACTCTTGAGACTTTAAATGCTCTGGGTTGTCTATACGTAGTTTAATGTTTGTAGCACCGTACTCTATTGAGTTAATTGAACCAGAGAATATGCGCATTGAATCTTTAGGATGCTCTAAATCTTTAAAGCTCAAGTAAACATCAGCCTTTTTACTAAATACATCGTTCTGGCCAAGTAATTCACTAACTGTGTTATTTAAATCAACTATATTGCAAGTGATACTCTGAATTGATGTGCTTGCATCTATTGTGTTTATTTGCTGTGTAATTGATGTACTTGTCCCATCTAGCGAAATTAGTGGAAGTATCGACTCATCAAGTGTTGGCTTTCCGTAGTATATTTCACCTGAATAAGTATAGCCGTCACCATATCTTGCCAGACGCTTTGAGTCTACGAGTGAGTACTTAGTTGATAATCCTTCAATCTCAATAATTATCTGAGGTGTTTTAAGCTCGTTCTCGTTGTATTCTTGAATAGATGAACTAGCTTCGAGCATATTAACCTCTTAACACAGCGATAATTGCTTGTCTGTTTTCTTCTGCATATACAGTACCAGTCAAGTCAAGTGACTCGATAACTGCGATAGCTTTATCTGGTCTTTTGTTTTGCATGGCTATAAGCGCAGGAGCGAACATTGTTTCTAGTACATCAATATCAGCACTAGTCATAGTGCCAGATGATAACATTTGCACGTTTGTTGATATGATAGCTTTCATTGCGTTGTTGCATCTATCAACTATTGATTGAGCGTATCTATCAAGCTGATCTTTTTTATCTTGCTCAATTCTATTTAGTTTGTTTTCACTAGCTACAGACTCAATCATTTGCAAGAATGTTTCTGCCTCAGTTTTATCCATTGATGGTATTTGCTGGTATTTAAAATGTGGTATTGACTTAATTTTTAAGTTCTGGCTGGTAATAACATAAGCTAAGTCAGTTATATCTATTGCATTTAATCGCTCTTTAATATCTAATAATCTAGCTTGTTCAACCAAAAACTCATCTTCTTTTCTTAGCGAATCTTCAAGAAGTAAAATTTCATAAGTTGTGTATTGCTCGAAGTCTGTTATAGTTTTTACAGCTAATACAGGAGTAAAATCACTATATAAAGCTATGGCATTATCTCTACTCAGTGTAAGCTCAGCTTTATATAACAACAGCTCAGAGTCTAACATCTCTTGAGTTATATCTTCTTGCAAAAGATCAGGATTTGCAGTTTGTAGTCTGATAACAAGTATGTCGTTACATTGTTCTACTGTTAATTCATTTATTTGTTCATAGTTCATTTACTACCTCTATGGCTTAATGTATTTTATAGTTAATGATGACCCAGCATAAACCACCCTTCCAGAAGCAACAATAGAAACAACTCCTGTTGATTCATTGTAAAGAGCATACGATCTATCTGTTGATGAAATCATATATGGAGAGAATGAGCTTATTAGATATTCCGTAGTATTTAGCTTATTTGAATTTATAGGAATAAGAGATGTATCAATAGTTCCTATTGTTGTAATTGTAGAAATATTACTGGTAATCTCATAACTTCTAGCATATACAGGCTTACCGTTCCAAGTCTCAAGAGGTAACAGATACTCTGTACCACCTGTTATGTGAGCATTAGGAGCTACCTCACCTACATAGGTATTAGGGTTTTTACGGTCGCCAAGTACTCTTGTTGCATACATTGTAAAGGCAACATCAATACCATTATTTGTAGTACCATTGTCTGTTAGTCTTATATTACAACTTGTTGTTGTAACTGAATTAACAGAAAAATCAACATAATATACCTCAGAACTTCCAGTTATAATTGGAGGCAAAGAAAAATATCCACTTTTAAAAGTTACTGTATAATCACCAACTGCATTTCTTACTACGTTATCTATAAAATCATGTGAATAACTATATGCATACGGAGAAGTACCAGCTAATATTCTGGCAGATAGGTTATTATCGTCCCCACCTACAGGAATTTGAATAGTTGTAGCAACTGACTTCTCTGTTGATGGTGGTAGGTATTCAACAGTGATTCTAAATCCATCATCACCGTAGTCACCATTATTATAAATTTCCGCTGTTGCACCACTTCCAATAGCTCTACCTTGAAATTGTAAAGTTATATCTGAGGTTGATGTAACATTAAATTCACCAATTATAACAGGTGCAGCATCACTCGCTGGATAAACAACAGTTGCCCCCCATGAGTTTGTACCATCATAGAACCTGAAAGCCACATTACTCGTAGCTCTGTATATCATACCACCAAAAGCCTTTACTATGTATCTACCAGTTTTAACATTAGAAATTATTATCGTTGGTATGTCTCCATTTGGTACGGTAATGTCACCTGTTACAACTGGCACTGGAGCATCAGTATCAGCAGGAAATGTAGTCCATGATGTACTGTTTGTTTGCCATATATGATTAACTGTTGGAGCCCAAAATACATCACCAACATGGTGAGCTTGCATCCTCTCGTCACTGTGGAGAATATTAGGAGCTGTGGCTGTCTCAACTACATTTAGGTAGTGAAGAGACACACTATTAGCAAGTGTATTCGAGTTAACGGCTCTTATTGATATTTTAGTACCAACTAAAAACTCCCCTTTCTTGCTTGTATATTTTCCAAGGTGTGTAGTTTCACCAGCTACATATTCTCCGATTCTTTTATATAATGAAAATCCGCTACCTGTATCAATATAAATCATTAAATAGTTTGCGTTTGTAGCTGTCCAGTTTGTTGAACATGAAACATTGACTATAGAATCAGAATATTGCACAGTATAATAATTATTATCGCCACTAGAAGTCCAACCATTACCAGTCCCAGAAAATTGGATATCTTCTGTGCCACCAGTAATTGCTCTACCATCATTACCCTCAAGCATGATACTATTAGTAACAACACTCTCACCACTTCCAAAGGCATTGTCATGTAACTCAACATCGTCAAATATTAACTCTGCTCCAATGTTTTCAACCATTGTGTGGAAGCCTACTTTAACACTTGTACATCCTGATGGAATATTAAACAGTATTCTAGCACCTGTTTTAGCTTCAATGTGTACACGTCTAATCTCTTTGCTATTTGTGTTATCGTATATGATAATATCTATATCGCCAGCATTACCGCTGTATGTATATACAAACTGATATACGTTTGTAATTTTGTTAATAGCTCTTGGGGGTATTGCCACTGCTTCACTAGCTATCCAATCATTAATAGAGCCAGCTTGCTGTGTGTACTTATACGATTTAACCCCATGCAAAGGTGCTACTGTTTCATATCCTAAAATGCCAGCAAAGGTTCCACCGTTTAGATATGTTGCATCATTACCAACTGTTGCGCTTGCTACTCCTGTTCCATCTTCACCATTCCAAGACTTCCAGACAGAGGAATCTCCTACAGGTTTGGCTATGTATTCAATTGCGTTCTCAACAGCATTTACTGCTAATAATTTTCCAGATTGTCCAGTCTTTGTTGATGGTGTATCTGTTAATTCATCAAATGTAGTAACACCACCGCCTCCACCGATTCCCCATGTAACCCCACCAGAACCATCTGCCTTAATAACATAGTCAGTTGCGACTCCTGTTGATTTTAGATTTGCACCCTCTATTTTAGGAGTGTTAATACCATCGTGGTTATGTGTTATCATTGTGCTCGCAACAGATGAAACCCTAGAGTTTACTTCATCTACTACACTCTGGCCATCACTTGATAATAACCCAGAAGATGTGTTGTCATAGTTAATAGCTGACATCTCATGGGCATTAACAGTGCTTGTCACGTGCCCATATAGTGCATTATCAACGATGTCGATATTATCTTGAAGTGCAATATCCTCAGCTTTCATATCATTTATTGTTTGTTGCAGATCAGTAACACTAGCACTATCAGCATTTAATAAGTCAATTTTACCAGTTGTGTCAGTATCGCTATTTCTTCCAAGTAGTCCAGTGTTGTCTGTTTCTGCACTAACTGGCTGGCCGTTGTAAATTGCCATCTATGCCTCCAAAAACTTTAATAATCCAGTTTCGTAAACGTCTCTAAAGTTGCTATCTTCTGTTAATTTGAACCCCATACCATCAGAGTTATATTGTGTAGTATGTAGTCTTAGTGTATGAAATGTATTTCTATCTAGCAAGTCAGGGATAAACTCAATCTTTCCTTTGCTAGAACAATATGTCAAAAAATTGACAGCATCAACAACCCCATTCTGATTATTAATTATAGGAGAGTCGCCAACTTCTAAATCAGTTATTAACTTGATATTGCACTCCATGTATCTATCAGTTCCGTAGGATATTACTTCCATAGTGCCATTTGCACTACGATTAATAACTTTATTTCTGTACTCAATATTGCTTTCTAGGTCAGAGTAATCTTGTAGCATGTATTGTGGGAAATATTCACTACCTGCTAATGAGTCGCTTTCATGTGATGTGCTGTAATCTGTATCAACAGCAAATCCCATCATAGGATGAGCATCTATTGCACTACCAATATGAGTTGGTAGCACTTTAAATTGAGATAATGCCGATATAAGTAGTTTTCTATCTCTTTGAGCTGTCACTGTGTATATTTGACCACCATAGCTGTTTAATGCGTCCTGTACAGCTTGAGCGTACTCTGTGTACGAGTATTGACCAACTCTAATAATGCAGTTTATATCTGTTCCAGTTTCGTCAATTACGAATGTATTATTGTCCATGGTAACTGAGAAACCATATATGAATGAAGACATTGTTTTTATCATGCGAACGCTCGTTGGTTAATTTTAACATTTGAGCCACTAATAGCTTTGTTTATTGCATCTACTAGGTAAGAACCTGCCTCCTCTGAGTCGATGTAGTTACCTTGTATATTTACGTTTAATGTAGGTTGTTTTTCTATATTGGCAAGCTCTGTTGGTGTAGTATATGCTTCAGGTGAGTATGTGTTAGTTTGTGCACTTTGAGCAGTTCCACCACCTCCACCGCCTAATGCACTCATTGCACCACCAAATACAGATAATGCTGCACCTGCACCAATTAATGCACTACCTACTGACTGCATACCAGGAACCCATAAATAACCTGCACCAGTTAACATAAAACTAGCACCCTGTTGAATTGCCATTTGACCTATTGCTGCAATGAAAGCCTTACCAAATGACTCCAGTAGGTTTTCACCAGTTACAAGAGCTTTACCCATGGCAGAGAATCCACCAGCAACTCCTACAGCTAATGACTTGTATGATTCAGCTCCTAGTTTACTAAAAGCTGAACTCATCCCATCAACTGCAATCTTTGTTGCCTCTGCTGCTCTTTGTGTCGAGTCTGTTATTGATGAAAGTTTAGATGTTATATCGGAAGATACAGAAGAAAATCCAGCACCAAACGATGATAATGCGATATTCAGATAATCGAACGACTGAGTAGTTGTAACGATCATCTCAGTGCTTTTATTCTTAACGCTATCTATTGCACCGGTTATTCCGTCAGATGCGCCAACTATCGTGCTAATAAATTTGTCGATACTAGCTAGACTTTTTTGCAAGTTAGCATCTGCCTCTAGTCTAGTCTGCTCATTGCTATCTCTTAGTATATTTAGCCTATCTTCAAGTTTTTTCTTTAATGAATTTTCTGTTCCAGGTTTTTCAACAGCATTTCTTAGTTGTTCGTCCAGTGTTTTTTCTGCATTATTATCAGCTAGTTTATTTCTGAAATCATCAATAGCGTATGATGCAGTTTTGAAGAATTTAATTAACTCTGCGCCAGCAATGACCGTATTCTTAAACGTAGTTACAAGCAGAACAAACCCATCTGACACAAGAGACATTATAAGCTCTTTATTATCTTTTACATATTTACCTAGCTCTATTAATGCTCTATTCAACCCATTTAATCCAGCTATTACTTTGTCGCTTTTAGTAATAGAGAATCCCATCTCTTCCTGTAGATCTCCAAATGAGTTAGATATGCTTTTTATCACTCCGCTAAATGTTTGAGCGTTGCGTTGTGCCGCACCACCAAATTTTCTTTCTATGGCATCAAGTGCGTTATTGAATGTTTCAGTATTATCACTAGCTTTTTTAATAGCCAAACCATATCTACTAAAAGAACCGACTTCACCTGTAGCAGCTTTCCCTACTAATACAGCAGAGCTCGCCAAGTCTACACCTAGTGCAGATGACATATCAATAGCGGCCCTTGTTGCTCTTTCTAAGCCTTTCTCTGTTAGGCCACCTAGCGACTGAATAACCGCAGCATTTTCCAGGATTACCTCGTCTCCTACTGCTGTTATTACTTGCATTTTTGAAGCGAAATCCTGGAAAGCATTACTTGCTTGCTCTGAAAACTTACCAGATGATATCAGTGATGTATTTAATCTCTTGACTGCATCTTCTTGTTTGTTTGCAGCATCAACTAATTTACCAACAGCAAACGCAGTACCTATTGCTGCGCCAACGCTTATAAGAGCACTCTTTATGCTGAAGATTGATTTTGTAAATGATGATAATGCTCCACCGAATCCGCTACTAAAATTACTACCAGACTTTTCACCTGATTTTTTAAATAAATCTTCCGCTGTTTTAAGAGCTGGCTTTACAGTTGTAGTGTTTAGATCAAGGTCTAGTGTGACTTTATTATCATCAGCCATATTACTTTCCTAGCATTTTAAATAGTTCATCTGTTGTCATTATCTTTTTCTCTTTGAACTTGTTAACAGACTTTTCATATTTTGCCACTGTTTTTGATCGTGAGTTATCTTTCATGTCAGAGATCATACTGGCTTCAAATTTCATTAACTGCTCTTGTGCCATTATCACCTCCATGCTCTCCGTTAGTATCTTATACTCTTCCATTGTTAGATTGTTTACTTCATTCCATGATAGGCCGTAAAATCTAACTATACTTGCCAATGTTAAATCGGCAGTATTTACTTTTTTTCAACACCTGTAAGCGTGTTAATTAAAATATTAAGTTGCTCAGGCTCTAGCTTTTCAGCAGCAGATTTTGAGAATCCTAAACCATCAAGAAATAAAAGCATATCGTCTATACTTAAATCTCCTTTTACCGTTTTTTGAAAATCTCTAAATTGACCAACTGTTGGGAAACTCACCTTGTGAATATCACCGTTAACTTTAACCTCTAAAACTCTGCTATTAAATTCCAACATTATGCCTCCAAATGCTGATATGTAATTTATAAGGGAGCTTTTACACTCCCTGTTTTAACTATCTTAAATCTTTCTTCCAGTCACCCATGATAGATGCAAGGTTAACTTCGCTTGACTTAGTGCTGTCAATTAACGCTTTAAAGTCGATGTTAACAACTTGCTCATCAGTTCCAGAGTATGTGATTGAACTAGGTACTGGTACAGTTTTCCAGATAACAAAGTCACCGCTTCTATCAGTGTCTGGCAATCTAACTGGATGACCAATTAGCTTTCCAGCGAATCCAAATGCCGATTGATATAGCTTAGATGTACCAAATCCAACAATATCATCAGACCCAACAGTCTTATATGAACCATAACCTTCACCAATAATTGACTTAATTCTCTCTGGTGTTGTTTCCATAATATCAGCACTAACACTAACACTTACACCTGTTGCAAATGTATCAAGTGGAGTCTCACCAGTCTGGTTGCTTAAAATATCTTTCATTGTAACTTCTGTAGTAAATTCAATGCCCGATTTTGTTCTACCTAATGAACCACCAAAACCAGTCTTACTTTGAGCAACTGTAAATCCAGATGTTCCAGCAGCAACACTTTCAAGTACTGCACCAATATCAAAGCACTCAACTTCAAATGATAATCCATCAGTTGATTCATATACAAGAAACTCACCGCTTAATTCGATAGTTGTTTTACAAGCAGTAATAACGTCTGCAATAGTGTGACCTGTAGCAATAGCCACTTCTATTTCTGTGTATCCAGCAGGCGCAGGGTCAACAGAACCAGCGTCTAAATTAAACCATACATAAAACTTATCGTTTGGTGTTGATAGTGTGAAATACTCACCGCCAGCAAGTCCAGCAACTGGCGTTACACATGATTTTCCCTCACCGCCAAAGTACAGATTTACTGCCTCTAGCTTAAAATTGTTTGTTGTAGTAGTACAAGCCATTTTATTCTCCTGTTAACAGATTGATTGAAATACGCTTAGCTGCAGCGTAAGCGTTACTAATATTACTTTATTATTGTCATCTAGGCTCTCGCCCGATTGAGATACGAACGTACATGATTGTAGATCATTTTGATCTGTTCCACTAAAGCCTGCTATACTGGTAATGCTACACAGCTTTGTTCTTACTTCGTTTACTGCGTCCATGGCATAATCAAACTTCATTACACCTTTTTTAAACTGCTTAAAATAGAATATTACCGTTGCATTGATATAGTCTTTTTGAACACCGGTATAAGTGTCACCAGCATCGACAGAGTATGATATGAAATAACTCTTATCAGCTAACGACTCAGCGGTATCAACACTGAAAGCAGAGTCTATTCTTTTATAAGTGCTATCAACACTCGCTATATTGCTTTCAATGTATTTTCGTACTTTGCTAAATATCATCGTCTATATATTTCACCTGAGAATGTATCTATTTCTTCAGTAGTTTCGCTATCTGGTTTTAGTCTAAAGAATGATCTATTCCTAGCTTCACTCTCTAGCTTTTTATATTCAGCAGATTTAGAGCTATAAAAGTCGCCTGACTGCTGTGATAATGAACCATATATCATGGAAAGAACCATGTAAGTCGACCAACGATTAAAGTCATTTAGATCTGACACATCAGTCACAGAGTATCTGCTTCCATCTTCTTTGTATATTCTATTTGAGTCAAGAGTATCTAGTATGGTGTTTCTAGCTGTTCTATGCTTGTCTAGATAAGTATTTCTACCGTCACGAACATATTTCATTATGTCATCTTCAAGATTAACTAAGTCACTATCGCTTGAAAAGTGAATATCGACCGACTCATCTACTACAACAATATTAAAGAATCTTGTATCTTGCGAACCTGCTGTAGTTACCTCAACCTCTATTTGGTTGTCACCAAACGTACTAAATGACCAATCCAGTATTCCATCATCTGTTACGTCATAGTAAGATGCGGAAGTCTCTGGCTTGATACGAATAAGAGTGATGTCACCCTCGTCTTTTGTGACGTATGATACCGATGCATCAAGTCTAGTCTTGTCGCCTACTCTAACCAATGCCTCTTTATCAAGCTCACAAAAAATCATTCTTTCGCCCTTTGTTATTACAATTAATTATCATTTTACATTTTATATTTGTCAATAATTTGACTGGTGTAGTTAAGGTCACGAATATCTAAGTTATCATCTTCAAATGTCGTAAATCTTCTTAACATCCTAAGAACTAACTCATTGCATACTATGCCTTTCCCTAGCGACTTTGATCTAATTAGTATTCCTATCAGTTGTAAGAATCCGTAAGACTCGCCTAATAACTGCTCATACCACTGACAAAAATCATCGTATGAAAAGGCGATATCAACTGTATATGTGTCAATTATCTTATAATGCTCTAGGTAATAGTGGACGTGCCTAGTTGCCACATTCTTACTTGTAGCATCTAATACTAGAAATTCTCCAGTATGTGACTGAAAACCTATTGCGTAGTGGCTGTAATTAGTTCTTTGAAATAGCTTTATAATTGAACCTACGATAGTCCAGTGTTTGTTATCGCACTTAAATATTTGCACTTTCATCTAATCTTCTCTCTTATAAAGCGAACATCGTCTTTTATTTCATCAAGTGTCTTGACGATATATCCAACACTTGTTTTGTTCTCGATTATTCCGCTTGCATTTGCCACTATTTGAAGCCCTGCCCATGATATATATGCAATTACTAGCGTTATAAATATGGTGTTAATTAGTGTTTCTTTACTCATTATAAGCTCGCCAAAAATGTTAATAATTCAGTTTTAAGCCAATCTATATCTTCTTGCCATACGTATTGAGGAATATTGGGTTCTTTCGCTTGCCATGTTACACCGTTTACAGTCTCCTCTTGAAAACCGAAAAGGTAGCCTGCTAGTGTATCAAGTGAACCCTCTAGCATACAAATAAATATGTGTGTGTCGTGGATTTGTTCTAGGATTAAAGCAAGTTCTTGTCTTGCCATTAGTCCTTGTCTCTTTCTGTTTATGTTTCTAATCTCGAACTCATTAACCTTGTCTCTGCCCCATTTCTTGCATTTGTCCATTAGCTCTTCATCCATTAGAACTTGAGCATAGTTATCAAATAGTGCTAGGTAAGTTTTTAATTCAGTTGCTTGAGATGCAGTTGGTTCAGTTTCAAAGCGCATTTCAACGGTATTTCCGTTGATTACGGTGTACGATTTAATCTTATATGGAGCATCTTTAATATATAGAGTGAAAGCATTATCATTAATTGTGAATGGGTATATTTGTACTAACATTATTGTACTCTCCATTTCTCAACTGAACCATAGTATAATCTAGCAGTGTACCCAGCTGTCTCTGGCCCAGCCCATATCTCTACATCTAAAAAACCACCAGCATGATCATAGTAGAAGAAAGCAGAATTCCAGTTTCTAACATCTGTACCTGAATCGTGCGTTTCTTCAGATAACTCACCTATAGTTACACCATTTATAATGAGCCTTGCTATGAAATTGACGTTTGTACTACTCATATTCCAAGATAGTGTTACACCGATTCGATACTTACCAGCAGGACAACTTGTAGAATCCATATCTACATACATATACAGCGGATCGTTGTCATTGTGTGTGACGTATGTTTGATTAGTCTCAATATCAAAACATGAGCCGAAGATCTGTGTCCCGTACTCTCTTTCTATACCGTCGTCTAGCATATAATATGGAATGTCATTTCTGAAATATCTTATTACTTGACCAGTTGCCGGAGCACTTGGTGCAGTAGTTAATTGGTTACTTGTGATTGTACTCATATTAAAACCATCCCACCGTTAAGCGTTATTTTATATCCATTTGTAAATAGATTGTGACAAACAACATAGCTACCATCAGGAACAACTAAATCAGCATACATCGTTCCCATGATGTCGCCTTTTATTCCACCTTGTTTTGCCTCTATGATTGCATTTTTTACATCTGTAGAAACAAATCCAGTATTACTAAATGGAATCTTTGACGCATCAACTGTTGACTCATCTATATCATCGCCTGTTAGCGAATCATCTAGTATTTCATTTGTTGTAAGTTGTGTTCTCGCCATTTTATCCTATAAGAGCACCGCCTCCTGTGCTCCGTTTAATTAGTACCAGTATTCTACAGTTACTTGGTCATTTGTATGTAAATCGTATTCAAAAGTTATCACAGGCCCTGCGATTGTGTAGTCATTTCCAGAACCTTTTAACATTCTCAAACCATTCAAGTAAACAGCTTCACGTCCACTGATAGGAGTGTGAGCAAGTGAACCAACAACTGGAGAGTTGTTTGTTACTGCATAGCTTGCTAGTGGTGAGAAAGTGTAATTAACTGCTTCAAGATTTTGTACTCTTTGATCTAGCACATAACCTTGATTTGCTGATAATGGAGCATCTGTGACACCAGTAGAAGTTAGGTTATCTACTACATCGCCAGTTCTTAGAATATCGCTTGACTCAGTGTTGTCGATTTTATCAACGTCTGCACCAGTGATAGTTGTACCTGCTGGAACGTCTTTATTAACAACAAGTAAATCTCCCGCTGTCCATTCAATTCCTAGGAATGTACCACTTGCACTGATGTAGTATGTATCACCAACATAGTTGTCAATCGCATCTAAATCAGGGTTCGGGATACTTGCATCAAGTGACCCTTTGTAACGCATAGGTGAACCAATCATAGCAGCAAGAGCGTCTAATTGACCTTTGTTAACTGCGTCTGTTGTGTTTACACCAGCTTTTAAGCCTGTAATAGTTGCATCTTCTGCACCGTTACTAATGTTCCAATCTGTACCACCTAAAAAGTTTTGGACAAGATCTTCTCTAAGAATCGTAAGGTTCTTAATTTGTTCTCCACCTCTAATCTCTGTTTTTGCCATGTTTTTCTCCTATGAAAAGCTGTATTTTACTGTGACATGACCACTATTGGTCAGCACACCTGAGTTGAAAGTTATTATGTTGCCAGTTAAAACATAATCGAAATTCGCCCCATTAGTCATAAATACACCATTCAAAAATACAAACTGTGAATTGTTTACTGGCTCTTTCACTAGTTCGATAATATCGTCAACGATGCTTGCAACATCGAAAGTCTCTTCATTCCACTTTGGAGGTGGTGATGGTATAGCCCCAATCGTTGCCATTAGGAAAGCTCCTCAACCACAACCTTTGCCGCACCTGATTTTGAACGGCCGTATATAATAATAGTATCCTTAATGTCGTAATATCTTTCAAACCCTGATTTGATTTCAATCCCAACATAACCAGATACGTTTATATCGTAGTTTATTTTTATATCTACATCAGATAAGTTCTGTATGCTCATTGCATTTCTATCGCTAAGAGGTATCGCTGGCAAAGCAGTCCATGTTGAATCGCCTAGTGTTACCTCTGTTATTTTCCCACCGTTCCGTAATCCACTAGGAGTTAAGTCAGCTTGAATTGACCCTAGTATCTTTGAGACAGTATTAACAGCAACGTCACCGTTCTCATCTTGTGTAAACTTGCGCAGCTCTCTATCAGCTACACTTTGTTTATTATGGTAAGTCTTATCTTCACTCATTGCTTACCACCTCTTTGATTATATCTTCACTCATTGGCACATAGTACCAACAAATAAATCTATTCTCACCTTTGCTATTTTTATAAATACCGAAATCAAAAAAAGTAGCCTGAGCTCCTAGCTTATTGTTCACTTGTAACATAAGACGCTGTAGCCCACGAGGACTACTAGCGTCAAGATAAGTAGGTATCAGACTACTGTTAGACATTAGTCAATAAGTTTCGCAATAAGTGGAGACTTACCAGACGCAGCACTTCCCTCACCCAATTGTAGACCACCAACACCGTAAAGTTGATCTACTACTGCTTTACGTCCCTCTGAACCATAAGCAACTTCAACTTGCTCTGCATATTTTGGTAGCATTTGGAAAGCAATCCCTAGACCACCTTTCTCAGCCATAAATGCTTGGCCGGCTGGCACAGCCTGTGACAAAATAACTGGAATACCATACACAGCCCCTATTGTGCCTGTAATAATTGGAGCTACACCACCACGATAGTCATAACGTGAGAACTCTGGAAGTTTCAACATTGCTTTTTCTTGATCTGCTGCGATTACAAGAGCAACTTTTGACATATCTGCAAAGTTAGAGAATAAGAACTCTCTCATGTTTAAGATATTATCAGTTGAAATATCTGCAACTGCACTTTCAGAGTGACCAGCAAATGAACCAAGAGCTGTAATGATTGAAGCGTTTACGTCACGTGCATGAGCTGTAGCTGCACGAGCTGCTGCCATCATTTGGTAATCAATAGATGATTGTAGTGCGTCTGCTGCATCATATCCCCAAAGTACGATTTTGTTTTTGTTGATAGCGATTGAGTCAACACTGTCAACAAGTGCTCCGTTCTCAGTTGAAGCTGTACCGAAAGTACGATCTTGAACTGTGAAGCTTGTCATCTTTGGAATAGATAGTACGTTAACACCTTTAACGGCAAGCATTGAAAAGTCAGTTACTAAACCAATCAATGATGCATTTTCTTTTAATTCTTTTTGAACGATTGAACCAAAAACTTCTGCTTTTGTGTTCGCTAAATTTTGAGCTGCCATTTAATTCTCCTAAAAAGTTGTTCTCGCATAAGCGATTAATTCGTCTTTTGTCATTTCATCTAGGGACTTACTGCCAACCTTAGGCTGTCCCATTACATTGTGAACTTGCACATCAGCCTTTTTAAATAGACCGATATCTGCGTGTTCTGTTTTTGCCTTATCAATTAACGAAGTTAAGTCTTGCTCTGCAATGCGATAACTGTCATCAACTTCAAGGTTTTTAAGGTCATTAGAATCTAGCAGTCTAAATAGTTTCTCAGGATTGACACAACCCTCAGAACTAGCCTTACTAGTCACCTGACTCTTGATAGCGTTAAAAACAGTCTGCTTTTTTAGATTGTTAAGATCGGATGAAGTTTGTTCAAACTTAGCTTTCCAATCATTAGCTCTCTTTTCAGCGTCTTGTTCTTTGTCAAGTCTCTCAGCCTCTAATTGCTCTAGTCGTGCCTGCATCTCATTGTACTTTGATTGCATAGCTTTCTTCTCTCCTAGAACCTTACGATACGAGTCGTAAGAAACTTGATTGCTGTTTGCTGAAATGTCCTCTGGATTTTCAGTGTTCACCACTGGTGATGTTTGTTCCATTAAATTATCCTCCAATATTTTTAATTATGCAAGCCTACGACTTGCGTCTCATTTCTCGCTTTAATATCATGATAGCTTTATTAGTTATTCTTTTATTATGTTTCATTATTCCATACTTACTGTTAATTGATTTTAATCCAGTGTATATAGTGCTAAGGCTTTCACCTTTGCTTATAACTTTCCCTTTTAACCCTATCACTCGTCTATGATTACCAGTTATGTACATGGTGAATCTTAGTTTTCTCATCGACTTCCAAGCAGACGAATCAGAGCTAACCTTTATACCATCAAGAAGATCGCCCATAAATGTCATTCTTGACTGATTTGATGTTGTATAGTTTTGTCCTTTGCCGTTTTTAGATGCCAGCTTATTTCTATACACTCTCCATTTCTCTGTAATGTTTGGCAGTTTCTCACCGTCAATATCTTTGCCTTTTCTGGCAGATGATACCACTCTATCTAGCCACATTTTTTTTACTTGCTTCTCAACAGTCTTGATGTTTACATTGTCAATCTTCTTATCAACAAGTTTCTGTATATTTGGGACTTTTACTTTCATACCTGATAGTCCATGTCGAAATATTGTGCAAAAATCTCGTTTATATCTATGCCTTGAGAAACTGCCATATTTTCTATAGTGCTAAGTCCAAGCTCGTTTATTTTATTTGTTTGATTATATTTAACTCTTTCTTTGTACTTATCTTTTAACTCACTAACTTCTTTCGCTTGCAGTCCAAGAAATGTTCTCTTAGGCACAGTGTCACCAGTATTGTGATTGTATGCTTTCTTGTTCTCAGTATCGTCTTCCCAGCCTATAACAGCGTTATTTCCGCTTATAGATATAATATCCAACGAGTCTAGCATATCTCCTGTTAGAGTCATGTTTACATTGTTCTTGCTCTTACCATGTGCCTTAAAATCATTACTGTTTGCATACGAGTCAGAGTAAGGTGACTTAAACTTAGAACCACTCAAAGAACGATTATTTTTAGTTCTCTCGATAATCATATCTATAGCATCTTGAAGAAATGCCTCTTTAGTCGCACCATCTAGCCTTACCCCATCGCCAAATATATCAGCGAAATTAATTTTGAGCTTGGCCGTTTGTGATCTGTAAGTTCCCTCTATTTTCGTCAACCATTCCCTCACTGTCTATTTCTTCAATTAGCGAAACAGCTTCGTTATAACCGATGCCTCTAATCTCTTCGATCGCCTCTGCTCTTGTCATCAAACCTAGATCAAGTTTCTTTTCAATATTAGCGAGTACCTCAGTATCAGTGATAGAGCTTGATGGCTGTGCAAATGAAACACTAACTGTGCTTTGTTCTGGTAATACACCAATGTTGTACCAATCGCTTAGGATATCAGCACGTCTGGATAAGTTTAACCATGCTTTAATTACCTCAAATATATCTATTTCAGCACGTTTAAACATTGCCATCGTGTCACGACTTGCCTCGAAATCTTTAATCATAGAAAGCAATCTTTCAACGCCACTTGAAAAGTTATTAACTTCACCTTTGCCAGTAACAGACTTCGGATCAACACCTTGGCTAGATAAGAACATTGACAACAAACTCTCAACATAAGACTGCGCACCAGCAAGATCACTATTTGGTGAAACAAAGCCAAATTCAACACCTGTTCCAGTAATAGCATCAGACTCTAATCTTAATATCTTTGTAGGCCCTACAGTAAGTGACTTTGGTAATATCTCTTTAGGCCCTTTTAAAAATGCCTGTGCAAATCCCTGTAGGTTTACTATTTGACCAAGTGATGACAATGCACCATTGAACTCAACGCAAAAATCTGATACCTCGTTCTTTTCATCTACCCAGTAAGTGAAATCTTTATCAGATGAAATCTCAACGATTGGAACAATAGGAGCAATCGGGTTATCCACTGACTCGCTAGTGATCTCACCCTTTCCATTCATAGTGAAATGATAACTAGGAGACCAAACGATATATGTCTCACGAGTAGCTTTCTCATCATCTCTGTCAGCTATCTTTTCATTAACATTGTTAGTCACTCTAGTAATGTCATAGCTAGAGATAATATATATCTCGCCAAGCTCTGGGTCAGTTAATGATGGTATAACATTTAGTTGGTGAGCTTTAAGCACCTTTAATGACAGCTCTCCATTTTGTGGAGTGATATAACAATGCACTTGACGCTGTAGCTCAAAATATCTGTTAAGTGAGATCATCTTGGTATTAAACTGGATACCGTCGTAAATCTCTTCAAGCCCTACCTGCTGAGTGTCAGTCATTCCCTCAAATGTTCTCTCCGGCTCATCTCTATATAGCGTGGCTCTGCTATTTACTACCTTTTTGCACAGGTTGATACTAGAAACAACTGGCATCTCTTTAGTGCTATTCTCGCCAAATCTGCTTACTAGATGCTCCCTAACGTGTTCGTATATCCTGCCGTTATAAACATCACAAGAACGAACAGATGCGTCCATTCTGTCGGTGTTCTCTGTGCCTTTGATCTCTGAGATGATATGCTTACGAAAAGCCAAATTTTGTAATTCTTGCTCTATTGTACTGACCATTTAAACCTCACTTGATAATATTTTTATCTATTATTTTGTGAGTGTCAAACTTTTGACGTTATCTTGGAATTTCAGAAAATGATAGTTTAACTATTCCTATCGGGTCAATCTTCCAAAATCCATAAGTAGCTGCGTCTGAAATGTGCCCTAACATTTTGTCCTGTCCATCAAATATCTTATCATTTTTCCACACTACTTTTGACAGATCGTTTATTAGCTTTTTGCATCTTGGGTCTATAACAATCCTGTCATCAGATAGTAATCTGTTGGCATTGTTCGTCCTGTCCCTAACAAATGGGTTCATTGTTGGTACTATCTCAAATCCTTTTTGCTTCATGATCTCATGGTCTGATATCCCAGACGTTTTTCTATTCCTACCAGTTGAGTCAGTTATGCATTTAGCACCAGAATAACCTCTCCTAGTTAATTCATCAGCCATTTTATATGTGTCACTGTTCTCTAAGAATATCTCATCAAATATGTAGAATGTATTGTTTATATACTGCATAACAACAGCAGTCATCGGGTTCACGTTCCAATCTTGGCACACAAATATGGTTCCATGCTGTTTATTAACGCTCTTAACGTGCCGATTGTAGTCAAACGCATAATAAACACTGCCCTCATTATCCTGAGAGAACTCGCCAAGTAAAAACCTAGTACGTTCTCTTTCTGGCATCTTTTCAAGAATTGATATATATTCAGGGTCAATGTTATCTAAGTTATCTATTGGGTTTATTCTTAAGTGCGCATACTCATCTTTATTTTCTAGCATTTCATTATCAACAGGATTTAGCTGTTTTATAAATAAGTAATATGACCAGTGGCTTTGGCTTGGTGGATTGAAGTCGAACCACACTCTTTTCTTTAATCCGTTTTTTTCTGCCAATCTTGATATTACCGTCTGAATTGGTGAATAGTCTAATTCAGATGCCTCATTGAAATAAATAGTTGAGAATTGCAACCCAAGTATTCTATCCGCACGGTTCTTGTCTAAACCAAATAACCATATCTCAGAACCATTTGGGAATTTGCACATTAGATCAGTCTTGTTCCATTCCACCTTTAAATCAGGGAAGCACACAGATAGAACCTTTGGCATAGTATCCATGAATATTGATCTTTTAATAGAGTTGAATGTTGACCTGACTATTGCGTGCCTAGATGTCTCTTTGCAAGCTCTTATTATCAAGCCATAGACTAGAATAAAAGTTTTTCCAGACCTTGAACCTCCGAAAAGAGCAACGTATTTCTTTTCGTTCATTAGAGAGATTGCCTCTTTTTGTTTCTCTGTTTTATCTATCATAGTCTCCTGCGTATTCACCATTCCAAACTTTCAATATCGTAGTTGACCCGACTCCAAAAGCTTTGGCAACCCATGATGACGGAAAAGGCTTTCTTGTTCTACTAAACCTGCTGTTGTAATCACCCAATTCATTAATCATTTTAATTTGTGAATTAGTTAAATGACATCTGTAATTATTACGTTCGTTTTTTATTTCAAGATGTTTCCAATTTAGACCTTGAGTTATTTTATATAGTGCGTATTTTGGTATTGAAAGTTTTTCAGATATCCACTTCGGTCTTTTACCATTTTCAAGGTATTGTTTTATTAGTAATGATTGCTCGTTTGTTATTTTTGAGTTTCCAACATCTTCACCAATTAATCCAGAACCTCTATGCCTGTCTCTAGTATATGAGTGTTTTACGTTTTCACCATTTGTAACCCACTCAAGGTTTGACACTAAGTTATTAGTCCTATTGAAATCTTTATGATTTATATATGGCTTATTGTGTGGATTATAAATAAATGCTTCACCAACAATTCCATGAACATATTTGCAAGTGCTAACTCCATTCTTATTTAGAGATACCATGGCATACCCAGTATTTTTTGCAGATTGTAACACCATGGTCTTTCCGTAGAATCTTCTTGGGACACCCAAAGAATTTACCACAACACGATCTATGCTTTTAACCCTTCCAAGATTGCTAACTTTGTATAATCCCTCGTATCCAACTACATCTTTCCATATTTCTTCCATGTTACCTCCGATAAAAGCAACATATCAAAATGCAGGAATATTTCAATATCAAGTGTAATTTATTCATTTATCTTCACATTAACTATAGCTCTAGCGTAGTTCTCAAGCGCAGTAACTACAGCTTCCTCGTGGCTATGCTCTATCATCGAACTAATACCTGAGTAAAATAACATGGCATGAAATAACTCGTGCAATATAACTTTCTTCGCTTGTCTTGGCTTTAAGTCTTTACTTATTAAAATAGTATCTCTATCACAAACGAACTCACCTAGCTGTAAGTCATCTTTGAACTTGACTTTGCGTATTGTTATTACTTTGCCAAATAATTCAGCATACACAAATCACCTCAATCATTATCGATATAATAAAAGCCAGCATCATGCAGATGACTATCTCTAGAACTTTTGTAATCATAGCTTAGCATCGTCACTGTCTATGTTTATTTGTATGTTTGTATTAGTGTTTTCAACTTCTTTTTTCTCAGCATAGTCATCTCTAAACTGAGTTCTTAGAATAAATTGCATTGCAGACTCGCTTTTATTCTTTGAACCAGACTTGCCAAGTGCTTTGTCCATGAAGTGATTTTCCCAGAAATTCTGACGTAACTGCATGGATTCTTGTGCGGTGTCAAAAAATTGACGGTTTTCTTCCATCCAATTGTACATAGTTTGACGAGATATTCCAGCCTCAGCACAAAATGCCGCCCATGACTTCCCCTCTTTGGATAGCTTTAATAGCAGATCATAATACTCTTCTTTAAACGCAGTTGGTCTACCAGCCATATTTATTCCTTTATGAAAACTATCTTGTAATCGTTGTTTCCTGCCATGTACCTAGCAAGTAAATCCTGCACTAACCAACTAGCATCAAATCCTACATCGATCGTGATTCTGCTGCCAGAATCGACTAGCGTTTGTATCTTATACACTTGGCAATCAACCGCTTTTACCTCACTCATAAATAAAAGCCACCCATGCTAGATAAATTAACCAAATCATAGCGAACCAGAAAAATGCATTACTCATCGTCAACCTCAAGTAAATTATAATTAACCCATTTATTTGTATATTCGTCTAGCTCCCATCCTTTGGTAATAAGCTCACTCTCCACTTGTGGGAACTTGTCAGTAAATCGTCTTAACCCCATCGCATGGGCTTGATGATGATGCAGCCTACAGATGGACAGTAAGTTATCGTCAAGATCATGTCCACCACTACCAACTGACTTGATGTGATGAGGCTCTGCTTGCGTGTTGCATATTATGCATTTTTTTGAATGGTATGATTGTAATAATGCCTTATTGATAATTCGTGCCACAGGCTAACCTCACTGAGATAACCTATTGTGACACGAAATTTTTTGTTATGTCAAATTAGTTGCCAAGATTTAACAAATTCATATTTTTATCTCCAAGCATGTAAACTGGAAGTACACCATCCCATTTTTCAATTGCATCAAGCAAAATTATATCTTTATTTTTTGCGAGTGCCATCGCTTTCACCTGTATTGATTTAGCCTCGGCTTCAGCTTGCAATACTATCTGTTCTGCTTGTTCTTTAATTTGTACCGTTCTATTCTGCTCTTCAATCGCCTTTTCTTTTGCTACAATTTTATTCTTTACTGCCGTTTCAAAATCATCATCGTAGTCAAAATTTGTAACTTCGAAAGATACGCAATTAATACCAGTTCCACTTAACTTATCGTCAATTATTTTTTTTATCTCTCTATTCGCCTCACCCCTAACTTGAACCAAATCAGTTGCTTTATACTTTCCAAGAACGTCTTTAATGCTTGCCGTTACTCTTTGCGGTAAAATTACCTCTATAAAATTACTCCCTTGATTAATATACAATTCTGCTATTTTGTCAGATTCCGGTCTATAATTTACCTTGTATGCAACATCAATAATTTGATTATCTGATGAATATGCAGATAACTTATCCTCTTTTGTTTGCTCTTTGATGTTAATTTCTTTCATAGATGTCATAACTGGAGCAAAAAAATGTAAGCCAGATTTATACTCATCAAGCTCAACTTTCCCCATAGTACTCTTCACTCCCACGTTACCATCAGAAATAACTTTGAAACCACATGATTGTAATAATACAGCCATTGAACAAATACTTAGTAACCTTAAAAACATATATTCTCCTTTGTTACTGCCACTATTGGCAATGTTATGCTCTCCAACTTGCTACTAATGACTTTAATGAATCATCGCTTTTAACACCATTTAAATAGTTAAGTATATCTAACTCAAGACTTTTCCACTCAAGCACACTCTTGCTGCTCTTTGCTCTACAAGTTTTAATAACTCTGGCCAGTAGCATTTTATGCTGATCTCCACATGAAATAAACTTATCTACAGTTTCTAGCATATATTTTGCATTTCCAGTCAGATTATTTTGTCTATTTGCAAAATTTGGCTTACCATGATTTTTTATTGCACTATCTATTTTACTTATAGAACCTAGCACCTGTAGGCATTTCTTACAAGTCACTTCACTGTCATTTTCTGTGCTTATTCTTCCATAAGGGGAGTGTTGATAGCATTTAGTTTTTGTACTGTGTATTTTCATTTTTTACCTCCAAATTTTCTTATGTAAGTTTTTACTGCTTTTCTTACATATAATATTATTGTGCATTGCGTCTGTATATCCTAGTCTACGCTCCTGTTAAAACACGTCACTAGAACGTCAGAAACAGGCTAAATTTCAATCCTGTGTATAAAATAATACATATCTATGCTCTATTCATTAATCGCTTAAAATCGCCAAAATCACTAACACCATCAAAAATTGCAAGTTTTACAAAATTACCTGATGATACTAATTCATCTCTCAACCGCAAATCCCTACACTCCCAACACTCGTATTCTGAAACTTGTTCTAGCCCATTTATCTTCATGGCATTACTTTCACGATCTCTAACTTCTTCGCACCAGCATTTCACAATCTATCCCTGTCTTTAAAAATTCTCTTAAAATCTGAGAATGTTAATATATTGTCCCCGACAAATATTCTATATTTTGGCTCGTAAGTTAGCTTGTACAGCCTTGATGGTATCTCTTGACCTCTGTGCTTTGTTATTCTAAGTGTGTTCACTCTTCTGTCACTCAAATGAAAACCTTGCAAAATATAGCAAAACTCGACTAGCTTAGTATATATCTTTGCTCCCTCCATGTGTTCCATTTCGATGATTCCATCATAATTTTCTGTTATCGTTCCCTTTGTGTGAGCCACTAAAAGAATTGGTATGCCCTTTCTGTTTGCCAATCTGTTAAGCTCATAACCAAATTTTACTTGTGTTTTATAATCTGATCCGTTGTAGGCTTGCGATGTAGTTATGTTATCTACAACTAGAAAATTCAAACCTAGATCGTCAATAAAGCTCTCCATCTTGCTTAGTATTTCACTAGTTCCTCTGAATACTCCGTAGTCTTTTTCTGAGAATAGATTAATTCTGTCAAATCCCTTGTTCCCTTGAAACCATGTTAGTTCAGTCTTATAAGCGTCTTTCGTCTCTTCTGATAACCATACCCCCATTTTAACGTTCTGATTATATCCAACGAAGTCAATAGCTATTGTTCGTATTGCAGTGGACTTTCCACCATGAGCAGTTGATATTAACAAGTGCAAGTTTTTATCTCTCCATCCGTTATGGCCGTTTAAAAAAGCTAGACCAGACTGGTACTTCATGTGATTAGCAATCTCTTGCATCGCTTGCTTTTCCTCTTTGCACATCTCTGCACTTTCGTAGTCACTCATTGGATAATTCCTAATAGACCTAACCCATCTGGCTTAGTATCGTTCAACATGATGTCTAGTGTTTCTCTGTTTATTTCTAGTTTATCAATTCCATCTCGTCTCATGAAGTTTTTTGTTGCTGATATGTAATTATTATATTTTCTACCGGAAGATTCGCAATAATCACCTACTGACTCAATGTATTTTTCTACTGTACTTCTTCCGTACTCGGATATTAATTTTTCTAGGCTCTTTAATTCGATCTTTTTTAATATCCAATTTGCTGAGTAATCACTTCCAAAATAGTCTGTTGAATATGTGAACTTTGAATTTTTATTATTGCTATCATGCGA